GCGTTACCAAGTACGGTGTTTTTGGTGAGGAGTTTTTTGATGTAAACAATAGAATTGTAAGTTTAGATGAACCATTTCTAACCGATGAGGCTAAAGAAAACATAAATGAATTAATAAATGAAAATTTGGACCCCGAAGGTAGGTCTTATAAAAATACTATGAGAATGATGATGGAAGACGGATTGTTCAATATGTTACCAAAATCAGAAGACAAATGGACAATATTTTTAAACCCTTTCCTACGATTAACCAGAAAAGAAAAAAATAAAAAAAAAACAATTAAAGTAAAAATCTATGAGTAATCAACAACTTGACATCACAAAATTTGAGTTTCTTCTTACGTTAGAAGGAAATATAATCTGCCAACGATTCTTCAATGTGAAGGACCACGTCGAACAATCCCGCCGTTCTATGGATTTACATTATTATATAAAAAATATTTGTGAAGATATTGCGGAGGATTTAAAAATAAAAAGTTCCGATTATTTGTGTGAAAATCAAAATTATTTCCTATCTTCAGACTATGTGGAAGATACTTTGGAAAAGGACAGGGAACATTTTTTATTGGTCATTAAGTTAAATGACGATGTATTTATTCAAAGGATATTTCCCGCATATTATTACCACCCAAAGGTTAGATATACGGTTGATATTCGTCCAAAACTTAAGCACATTTTGTCAGACTTAACTGACATTTTATCGTCTGAAGAATTGGAAACATCATATCTACATTACGAACTATAATTTTTAAAATATAATAAGACACACTATGGAAGAAAGGAATTTTGGGTATTTGGGATTTACATTTCAACAATCACTAATAAAAGCGATAATTGAGGATAAAAAATACGGAGAAACAATTATCGATGTAATCGAGGCTAAGTTTTTTGATAATAATTCATTTAGATTTATTATGGAGAACACAAAGGAGTTATATAAATCTTATAACAAAATACCTAATTACGATACGTTAGCACAAAAAATCATGGCTGAAGGGGGTAATCGTGATTCTTCAAAGGTACATTTAGACACACTAACAGCAATTAGTGAAGGAGAAGGTCAAACAGAGTATGTAAAAGATACCGCACTTAATTTCTGTAAACAACAGAACTTAAAAAGAGAATTAAAGAGTGTACAGAATATCATTGAAAGTGGTGAATTTGAATCTTATAGTAAGATTGAACAAATCATACAAAAGGCACTACAAGTAGGTATTAGTAATGACGATGCCACTGACGTTTTTCATAATATAGATGAGGCGTTAGAAAGTGATTATAGACTACCAATTGCAACAGGAATTGTTGGGGTAGATAAAGTCCTTAAAGGTGGTTTAGGAAGAGGTGAATTGGGAATAGTACTTGCACCTACCGGTACAGGTAAAACAACCTTATTAACCAAATTTGCAAACACAGCATACAATTTAGATTTTAACGTACTTCAAATATTTTTTGAAGATAATCCGGGTAATATTAAAAGAAAACACTATACGATTTGGACTGATATTACAGCAGACGAACAACCAGAATTTAAAGATATAGTAAAGAAAAAGGTTGAGGAAGTACAAGAAAAATCAAAAGGTAACTTAAGATTGTTAAAATTAGCTAGTGATAATGTTACAATTGCCGATATTAAATCTAAAGTTAGAAAAATGAATTCAGATGGATTCAAAATAGATTTATTAATTATTGATTATATCGATTGTGTATCTTCAGAAAAATCAACAAATGGAGAAGAATGGAAAGGGGAAGGTTCGGTAATGAGAAGTTTAGAGGCAATGACGGGTGAATTTGATATGGCAATATGGACGGCAACACAAGGTAATCGAGAATCAATCTCATCTGAGGTTGTAACTGGCGATCAAATGGGTGGTTCAATTAAGAAAGCACAAATTGCTCACGTAATTTTATCTATTGGTAAAACATTAGAACAAAAAGAACATAACTTAGCAACTTTAACATTACTTAAATCTCGAATAGGTAAGGATGGTATTATATGGCAAAACTGTAAGTTTAACAATGAGTTTTTACTTATTGATACAGAATCACAAAATACCCTATTAGGTCACGAAGAACAAAAAGTTCAAAATAACCAAAATAGAGCAAGAGAAGCCTTTTTAAAGAGACAAGAAGTAGCAAACAGACAAAACTAAAAAAAATGACTGAAAAAATTTTACAAGACAACCCAGGAAGGTTTGTCCTTTTTCCTATCGAGCATCATGACTTATGGAAACTTTATAAACAACAAGAAGCATGTTTTTGGACAGCTGAAGAGATTGACTTAGGTCAAGATATCAGTGATTGGGAAAACAAACTAAATGCAGATGAACAACATTTTGTTAAACATGTTTTAGCGTTTTTTGCAGCATCTGACGGTATTGTTAATGAAAACATTGCAATGAATTTTGTTAACGCAGTACAATATACTGAAGCAAAATTTTTCTATGGGTTTCAGATTATGATGGAAAACATCCATAGTGAAACATACTCATTATTAATTGACACTTACATTAAAGATAAGGAAGATCAGAACAAATTATTTAATGCTGTAGAGACAATACCTGCAATCAAAAAGAAAGCAGAATGGGCTATGAAGTATATTGAGAAAGGTACTTTTGTTGAAAGACTTATTGCCTTCGCAGCAGTAGAAGGTATTTTCTTCTCAGGTTCATTCTGTTCAATTTTTTGGTTAAAGAAACGTGGTTTAATGCCAGGTTTAACCTTCTCAAATGAATTAATTTCTCGTGACGAAGGTATGCATTGTGATTATGCTTGTCATTTATTCAATAATCATATTGAAAATAAATTAAGTGAAAAGAAAATAAAAGATATTATTTGTGGGGCGTTAGAAATTGAAAAAGAATTTATTCTTGAAGCATTACCTGTTCGTTTAATTGGTATGAATTCAGATTTAATGGAACAATATTTAGAATTTGTTACCGATAGATTATTGATGGCTTTAGGATGTTCTAAAGTTTACAATTCAGAGAACCCATTTGATTTTATGCAAAATATTGCATTACAAGGTAAAACAAATTTCTTCGAGAAGAGGGTTGCTGAATATCAAAAGGCAGGAGTAAATAATGTGTCAGAAGATTTAGATTCGGCATTTGGTGATGTAGATTTTTAATTTTAAAAAGGTTTAACAAAATGAAAGTAAAAAAAAGAAACGGTGAATTAGAAGAAATGAGATATGACAAAATCACTAAACGTATTAGTGTTCTCTGTCACGATTTAAATACGGAATACATTGACCCAACGTTTGTTACCCTAAAAGTAACTTCTGGAATTTATGATGGAATTTCAACGACAGAATTAGATGTGTTAGCGGCGGAAACTGCTGCGGCTATGGTAACCACACATCCAGATTATGCAAAATTAGCGGGTAGATTAGCAGTTTCCAATTTACATAAAACAACACCTAAGAAGTTTTCACAATGTATTAGAGAATTACATTCCTTTATTGAACCAAAAACAGGTAAGGAATCATCATTAATTGATAGTGATGTTTATCAGTTTGTTATTACAAACAGAGAAATTTTAGATGGTGCAATTGACCAAGATCGTGATTTGGATTTTGATTATTTTGGTTTTAAAACATTAGAACGTTCATATCTTTTAAAGATAGGTACACGAATTGTTGAAAGACCACAATATATGTACATGAGAGTTGCTGTTGGTATTTGTAAGGGTGATGTCGAAATGGCATTAAGAATCTATGATGATTTATCACAACATTTTTACACACACGCAACACCAACATTATTTAATGCTGGAACTAAAAGACCACAAATGTCATCTTGTTTCTTAATTGGAAATAAAGGAGATGATATCGAGGGATTGTTTGATACAATTGCTGACGTTGCAAAGATTTCTAAGTGGGCTGGTGGTATTGGATTACACGTGCATGATGTTCGTGCTAAAGGTTCATATATTAAGGGAACTGGTGGAGAATCTGACGGTTTATTACCAATGATGAAAACTTATAATGAAGTTGCTCGTTGGATTAACCAAGGAGGAAAACGTAAAGGTTCTTTTGCAATTTATTTAGAACCATGGCACGCTGATGTTATGGAATTCATTGATTTAAGAAAGAATCACGGTAAAGAAGAAATGAGAGCAAGAGATTTATTCTTAGCTATGTGGACTCCTGATTTGTTTATGCAACGAGTTGAACAAGATGGTGATTGGACATTATTCTCACCCGACGAAGCTCCTGGATTATCAGATGTTTACGATAGTCCTGAAGATAAAGCGTTTACTCGTTTGTATGAATCATATGAACAACAAGGCGTTGGTAGAAAAGTAGTTAAGGCAAGAAAGTTAATGGACGCAATCCTAACTGCTCAAATTGAAACTGGTACACCTTATATGTTATATAAAGACCCAGCAAATTACAAATCAAATCAAAAGAACTTAGGTACAATTAAATCATCAAACTTATGTACTGAAATTATTGAATATAGTTCACCGACCGAACAAGCTGTTTGTAATTTAGCATCATTAGCATTACCAAAATTTATCATTAATGGTGAATTTTCACATGATGTGTTATATAGTTCGGTATATCAAGTTGTAAGAAACTTAAACAATGTTATTGATTTAAATTTCTATCCTACAGAAGAAACAAAACGTTCAAATTTTAAACATAGACCAGTTGGTTTAGGTATTCAAGGTTTAGCGGATGTATTCTGTTTATTGAGTTTACCATTTGAATCTGATGAGGCGGATACATTACAGAAAGATATTTTTGAAACAATATATTTTGCGGCATTAACGTCTTCAAAAGATTTATCAAAAGAAGTAGGACCATATGAATCAATATCAGGATCACCAATTGAAAAGGGTATATTCCAATTTGAAATGTGGAATAAAACAGATAAAGATTTATCGGGTAGATGGGATTGGAAAAAATTAAGAAAAGAAGTTGTAAATTATGGAGTTAGAAACTCATTATTGGTTGCACCAATGCCAACAGCATCAACCGCACAAATTTTGGGTAACAACGAAGCGTTTGAACCATTTACAACTAACCTATATTCACGTAGAACATTAAGTGGTGAGTTCATTATGATTAACAAACACTTGGTTAATGATTTACTTAAATTAGGTATGTGGAATGAGGATATTAAAAAGAAACTAATCATGGAAAACGGGTCAGTTCAAAATATTCCCGAAATTCCGACACAAATGAAAGAAGTTTATAAAACTGTTTGGGAAATGTCTCAAAAAAGAATTCTTCAAATGGCAGCAAATAGAAGTATTTTCATCGACCAATCACAATCATTGAATTTGTTTATAGCCGACGCGACTAAAGCAAAATTACTTGCGGCACATTTATTCGGATGGAAATTAGGATTAAAAACTGGTATGTATTATTTAAGAACTCGTTCTGCGGTAGATGCTTTAAAAGGTTTAGGAATAGATATGTCAACAACTAAACCAATAGAACAACCTCAAACAGTGAATACAGTGGTAACACCAACAAATAACCAAATCATTAGTGAAAATACACCCGAATTAGTAATGACATCGGAAAGACCAACAGACTCACCTTTTGAGTGTGAAGGGTGTGGTTCATAAAAATAATGGAAGACCCCCTCAATTTTTTTAAACTTCCATGTTTTGAGAATAAAGAGGGACGAATATCAAGACACTAATTAAACCCAGCTAAAGCTGGGTTTTTTATTTATTACCATTTTATAATAGTTTATATTTATTGGTATGGCGGTAAAATATGGAATCGATTTTCCTTTTAGAGACAGTCTAGAGGGTAGTTATTTAAAGATGACCTCAGCTCCCGATAGGGAAGTTAGGGCCAATCTAATACACTTATTATTAACAAGAAGAGGTAGTCGTTATTTCTTACCTGATTTTGGTACAAGATTATATCAATTTATATTCGACCAAAATGATATGGTAACTTGGGACTTAATTGAAGAAGAAATTAGAGAATCGGTAAAAAGATATATACCTAATTTAGATATAACAAATCTTGAGGTAATATCTGCAGAAGATGATCCTGATAATGTTAGAACATTTTCTTCTGATGAAGACGAAAGACTTTTCAGAGTTTCGGACAGTACCAATAAACCATATACCGCTAAAGTAAAAATTGAGTACACAGTTAATAACGGAGCATTTTCATCTTCAGACTTTATAATATTAAACATTTAAAATGG